ATTGTAGTCTTCAAAAGCTTTTCTTACTTTAGGAATCTCACCTGCTACACCAGTAGGTCCTTGTGGAAACAATTGCGCTAAAAGACCAACCATTGGAATATTTTCTAAAAATGTATTAGGAACATTAGGATCTAATCTTCTAGCTTGTTCTTTTATAAATTTTTCAGATATTCTTTCTAATTCTGTGTCGGTAGGAATATAGTTAGATGGCATTGTTTTCCCAATATTTAATTCATCTCCCCACGGTCTACCTGTGCCAACACCAAAAGTATCATCTGCTCCTCCATATCTACGTATTCCAATTGCAACATTTCTAACAATTTCTTTATTTTCTTGTTTTAAAATATCTTGTTCAGCTATTTCTTTCTCTAAACCCGAAAGGTTTCCTAAAAGAGCATCAACATTTAAAGCATTTGGATCAGTTTCTTTTGTAGTCAAAAAATTATTAAGTTGCTGATCAAGATCAATTTGATTTAAAGGATCTGAATAACCTGCAGCATCTCCATAACTTAGATTAAACTCAGGAGTAACCATACCTCTATCAGTCATTTCAGCCAATAAACTTTCTGAATAGTCACCCATTTGTTCAAATAAGTCATCCATATTTTGCAAGCCTTCAACCGCTTGAACAGCTGCTGATGTTAATTGATAACCTTGTTGTGTAGATTGAATTAATCCAAGTTTTTGAAAATCTTTCATAACTATTTCTAAACTTTTGTATTCATCTGAATCTTTAGAATATTCACGTGCAGTTGTTTGAAAATTAATAAGCTCTTCTTTTGCATTTGCACTTAATTTAGCAAAAGAATATATTGGAGATTTAGCATCTTCCATTGATGCGTTTCTAACAGTACTTGCTAATAACCTTGCAACATAACCATTTTTATCTAAACCATAATCTTCACCTTTTACAATACTTTCAATTCCTTCTTGATAACTTTCAAAAGCATCATCATTATCACTTTTAGCATATATTAAAAGATTTGATACAGGTACCTTAGAATCAATTAAAGACATTATATCATTTTCAATGTTATTTAACGCTTTAATTCCTAAAGATTCAGCCATAGCAAATTGACCATTAGCAGTATTTAATCTAGAATTGTACAAATTGTTTTCAGTTTCCATATATTTTAAAGCACTTACTTGGTCCATATTGCCTGCAAGAAATCCTTGTTTAAATATATCTAAATCTTTACCTTCAAGACGATCTTCAAATTTTTCCATAGCAAATATTTGGTCAAACTCTTCACCACTAAACTGAACTGTTCCAACTGTTCCAGGTTTGCTTGGTACTAAGTTTGAAAATTCTGAAAATTCTCCTGATTGAGCCATTTTTTGACCAGATATAAAATCTGCATACATACTTTTTAATTCAATATTTTTTTCTCTAACACCATCTAAAGCAGTGTTTAACATTTCAAGAGAACCAATATCGCCAGTAGCATTTTCTACTATAGTTGAATACGCAGAAGACCTATATTGTTCTCCTAAGTTTACTCCTTGATCTAATAAAAAATCAGTGTATTTTGATTGTGCAGCAAGTTCATCTTGCAATGCTAAAGTTAAAAACTTTTCTTCTTTTGCGCTTTCTAATTCTTTTTCACGTATTAATGTTTCAAAGCCAGCTCCAATTATTTGATCTAATGAACGTTGAGCTGCCTGTAATCCTAAATCTGCTTTATATCTTCTTTTTGGTTCTGCCATTTTAATCCTTTAATTTAACACCCATTTAATCCCCATTGGATTTCATATTCACTACACTCTTCAGTTTCAGTTATAATTGGGACACATTGAAATGCATCACCAACAAATTGCATTTGATATCCTGGAGGACATGTACCTTCTTCATGTAACATGTAATCACTTACATTTTCTGTTATACTTTCATCATCATCCCAAGTATCAATATCAGTTTCTGTTTCTGTTTCAAATTCATAGTCACCAATAGGTTTATCTAAAACTCCTAGCCTAATTAAATCTTGATACCTATCAACAACCTCATCTTTATAATCTTTTCTTATTCCAGCTATAGATGTTAACTCACTAGCGTTTTTACTATTTAATATACTAGAAATTTTAGAAAAATAATTGTTTATATTTTGTTCTAAATTAGCTGAAGTTAGACCACCTTGTTTTTGAAAACTTGAAGTAATATCTTTAACTCCAGTTAAGTTTTGATTTAATATATCTCTTTTAACTAAATCTGAAGTTTTAGTAATCATACCTTCTTCAAAAGGATCGTAAGCTTTAAAAAAATCTTTAGTATTATACAAAAAATTGCTAGGATCAAAAGGTATGTCTGTATCTTCTAAATAAGTTTCTGGAAAATATCCTTCTAGTATTTCATATAAATTCATTAAACGCCTCCAAGCTGTTCATCTAAAGTTGTCATAACTATATCCCAAAAGCTTGCTCCCACATCACTAAAAAATCCTCTTCTTTTACTTTGAAAGTCACCTGCTAAAGTTTGAGCTTGAGTAGAATAGCTATCTAAATTTCCTGTAATACCAGAACCAAACGTTAAACCAGCTTGTCCAAACTTTCTTTTTTGACTTTCAGACTCACTAATAGAATCTAAAGTTAAATCTTTTAAATCCGCTTGATATTGTCTACGCATTCTATTTAAAGTAGGCTTAAAATAAGTAGCGTCATCACCAGCACCAATTGTTTGTAACTGATCATATAAAAAATCAAAATTTATATCAACACCAAAATCATCTAAATCTGTACCTAAACCACTTGTTAACATACCGCTTAAAAATTGATCTAAAGCAAACTCATCACCTGTTTCTAAAAATTCATCATATGCTTGAGAAAACATAAGCCCTGTATTATAATCTGAAAATGTTATGTCAGGGTTAAAATCAGGAGAGTCTGGGTTATCCTGTACTGGCTGATCAAATGGGTTTACATACTCATCGTCACCTTCAGATATTAAGTTACCCTCTTCATCTTCTTCTAAATTAAATTCATCTGGAAATCCAAAATCATCAGGCATAATATCCTCCTAAACTTTAAAGGTCTCTGCAATTTTATCCCAGCTATCATCTTTACCAGGAAGTTTGCTGTAATTCATTGCTACACTAAATAAATCGCCTACAGTATCTTGATACATTGCTATATCTTCTGCTGCATCAGCATATAATACATCATCTTTAAAAGAGTCCATAGCTAAAGGGTCAAACAATCCACCTGCTAACCTTGGATCGTCTAAATCGCTTGGATCAAATTCTTGTGGAGCAGCATAAGCTAAATTGCTACCTAAGTTATAACCCATATAAGCTCCTTTAAATCCACCAAGACTAAAACCTAAAGCACCTCCAATAAAACTACCAACTAAACCATAAAGATCTCTATCTCTAGCATCTTCATCCATCATGTCGTATATTTCTTGCATAGCCTGATCTTCGCTTAATTTTTCTTTTCTCATTTCAAGCATTAATTTTGTATTGGCTGCGTTGCTCATTTTCTAACTCCTTTTTACCAACCTAATTTATTAAATGGTTTTTTAAAAAACAATAGTTAATTTCATAATTATTTTCTATCTTGTTATGAACTTTAATGTTATGTTACCTCTCATAGTTTGACTTGCACCAGCATTAGCATGACTAACAGTTGGAACAATAATATCTCCTGCTGTTAAATCTACATCATATGTGGCGCTACCAGAATATGCTCTTCTACTTGTTGTGATAGTTATAGTTGTAGCAGTACCTGCTAATGCTAAAGTTGTATCACTTGTTGTATCTAAATTAGGTGTGCCATGGTATATAGATAAAGTAACACTTGTAGCAGAACTAAAGTTAGTAACTACTGCACTCATTGCTTTTAATGTACAATCTTCTGGCACAACATATTGTCCAGGTACATCTAAATAACTAAACCCTGTTGGATCTGTATCATAATCATCCCATAATGCAAAACTATTTACACCATCATCTACATCTCTATAATAATATCTACCTGCTACACCACTAGAAACTATAAAAGGAAATCTTTCCCATACTACTGCGCCTGCTATTATACCATTATCACCTTCAACAGATAAATCTTTTATAACATGTACATCGCCACCATAATCTTGTCTGTCAATTTTTAATAGCTGAGTAATATTATCTCTTATTTCAAAAAACCCTGCACTTGCTGCTGTACCACCTGCAATTTGTAAATTCCAAGCAGCATTATCATTAAGAAGAGCAAATGTTCCTGTTCTTGTTGCTCCTCCACCAGTTCCTGTTGCTTGAGCAGTTACTGTAGTATTTGATGCATCTGAAGCTAAAATATTACCTGCTACTTGCAATGGTGAAGTAGGACTTGAAGTACCTATTCCTACATTACCACTAGAACCTTCTACAAACATATCATCATTTATATTTATATCTACATCGCCACCATCACCTAATTTTACATAGTCTTGTGAACCATCTTCATATAAATCTAATAAAACCTCACCACCTGCCGACATTCTAATTCTATCAGTAGTAAATTGTAAATATGTATTACCATCTCCATTATGATTTATTAAATGGTCTACACCTATATCTCCTGCTACATCTAGTTCATAATTAGGACTTGTAGTACCTATACCTACTCTTGCATTTGACATATCAAAATTTAACACATCTGTATTATCACTTCTTCTAAATCTTATATCATTAGCAGTATCACTTGTTTTAAAATAGAATATTTCGCCACTTTGACCCATTTGTAACATATCTGTTCCACTATCATCACTAAATGATGCTTGTGGAAATGATGTTTTATAAAAACGTACTTGGTCTTGAAATCTTGCAGTATTAGCCACATCTAAACCATAACTAGGACTTGTAGTACCTATACCTACATTGCCTGTATCGCCTTCTACCACCAAAGTATTAGTATTAATTGCAAAATCATTACCTGAACTTGTTCCTGTAGTTACAGCAATAGAACCTGAACTTTTTAATCCTTTAGCAAGAGTAAGATTATCACTTAATGTTTCATCAATAGTTGGTAAACTTGTTTCAAAAGTTATTGTCCAATCACCTTTATAATCATCTATGTCTGAAGCATAACCTACTTGAACATTTCTAACTGTTACCTGCATATAATTCCAAGATGTAGTTGTTTCGCCAATTAATACACAATGGTTACTTGAATCGTGTCCAAATCTTACTGTATAATTATTTTGTTCTAAATTTCCAAATATTTGTGCCGATACATTATGCCACTCATTAGAGCCTACATCTTGATATACATAACCTGCTATATATGTAGTAAATGCTTGATTAGTTCCATAGTCAAATACATCTACCCAAAAACTTATCATATCTGCAGGATTAGAGCCTGTACCACGAGGAACTGTAATTTTAATTGCTCCTGTATGAGTGTTGCTTGATGTTCTATACATACCACCTGCAGGTTGAATAATACTACCACCATTACCTATAGCGCTATTTTCTATAAATATTCCACCTTCACCACGAAGCATTAAATCACCTGATAAATCTACTTGTCCATCACCATCTATTGCTAAACGAGATGTGTTATCAAGTTTAATATCTAATGTATCATCGCCTATTGTAATTTGATTATAAGAAGTATCATTATAATCTCTACGAAGCACTAAATCTTCATCATAAGATGATACATATCCACCATCTACTGCAATATTATTACTAAAATAAAATTGACTTCTATCAGTTCTTATGTGTGCCCAACTTGAACTTTCTGCACCTATTCTAACATGTCCATAATTTGAAAATATTTTTAAAACATTTGCTTCCTCTCCAAGTCTAACTGTACCATCTGCTCCAGGGTCTGAAGGTGCTCCTGTTAATTCTATATAACCACCAGGAGTTACATCTCCACCTACAGTTAAATCATTACCTATTGATATATCTTGACTTGAATCTTCTACTAATATTTTATTCCAAGTAGCAAAAGAAGTATTAACAGTAGTTGCACCTAAATACGCTTTCCAAGGTTCATTATAAACAAACGCTAATCCACCCCAGCCACCACCAGAGTCTCTATTTGCAACTTTGTGAAAATAAAAGTATTTACTATCTAAAGGCATACCTTCATCTGTGCCTAAACTTTGATGCATCATAGCGTGATACCCAACAGGTAAATCAGCATATTCTTGTTCTGTATTTGTAGCACTATCTAATCCTGTACTGCCTGTTGCACCTATATTAGTTGCCTCTATACTAGTTAATACTGCATCTCTTGCAGCTATATCTACACCATCTACTGTTCCTGTTACTGCTATATTACCACTTACATCTAATGCTTCAGCAGGACTTGTAGTACCAATACCTACATTACCTGCATTTATAAAATTATCTGTTCCATCTGTATATAATGCTATTTTTTCAACACCACCATCGTACATATGAAACCTACCACCATCAGTAGATTTTTCTGCTATCTTTACAATAGCATTAGTATTACCATTTGCTTGTACTGTAAATGCACTATTGCCTGAACTTGAACTATTAGATTTTATTGTTAGTGGACTTGTAGGACTTGTAGTTCCTATACCTACTCTATTGTTAGTAGAATCAACGTGTAATGTATCTGTGTCTACTGTTAAATCTCCATCTACTGTTAAATCCCCCAAAAATCTAGCATTACCTGATGTGTTTATTTCAAATCTATTAGCAGTTCCAGTTTCATCTCTTATAATAAACTTATCTGAATTACCACCATCTACTCTTATATCCCAATTTTGAGCATCATTTTCAAGCCTTACATATGCTACACCATTAGTATTAGCACTTTGTATTCTTGCTCTTGCATTACCACTATTCTTTTTAATATGAAATTCAGCACCAGAATTGTTTACATCTCCAACACTAAGATTACCATCTATATTAGTATTGCCTGTTACTGCTAAAGCAGAACCAAGTGTTGTATCACCTGTAACATTAGCAGTACCTGTTACTTTTAATTTATAACCACCTGCACTTGTACTACCTATTGCTACATTGTTACTACTATTATTAAAATAAGTATCAGATGAACCTGCTGATACAAGTTTAACATTAACGCCATTAGATGTTCCAGCATATAACTGAAAAAACTGGTCTATATCGGAACCTTTTAATCTTGCAATAGGTTGGTATTGATTAGAATCAGGGTTTGTATCATCACTATTTCTTGCCCATTCGTGCTGCACACCCCATCTTGCTGTCCAATAAGTAGTTCTATTAGTACCAGGAGTACCATCATCTACAATAATATTCATTCCATTATTACCTGTAGAGCCTAATCTTAAAACATTTTGCCAACCAGAACCTGATGGAACATAAGCACCATTTCCTGGATGAACAGCATCACTTGCAGTTATTTGTAGGTGTCCTGTCATATCTCCACCTGCTAATGGTAGTTTTGTTGCTAAACTATTAGTAACTGTAGTAGCAAAGTTAGCATCATCACCAAGTGCAGCAGCAAGTTCGTTAAGTGTATCTAGTGCAGCAGGTGCAGAATCTACTAGAGCATCTATTTTAACTTGTGCTAAAGCATTTACCTCGCTGTCAAAGTCTGTAACTTGATTATGAGTTATTTCTATATTATTAGCATGTATATTTGTAGCACCTTGGTCAACAGTCCAGTCTATTATTTCATCTGCTGCTATACCAAGATCAGATAAAACTTCAGAACCTGTTCTATATTTTACAGTTCCACTATCACTAACTAAGAATTTATCTGTATCTGTTGTAGCATTAGCAATATAGTTTACAACAAGTTCATTTGGTATATCATTTGTTCTACCAATAGCACTTACAAGCATTCCTTGTATTTGTCCTGCTGGTGTATTTGCTTTAATTACAATACCTACATTTTGTATTAAACAATCTGGTGCAGTAGGTTTAGTAAGTGTTAAACCAGCTGTATCTGAAACATATACTATATCACCTTCAGTTACACCTGAAAATCCACTAAGGTTTTTATTATATACGCCTGATGCAACAGCATAGTTATCCTTAGTACCTGTAGTATTCATTTCTTCATAAGCAATACCAATACAAGGCATTTTAGCCGAATCATTAGCATCGCATATACCAACTAATATTCTTTCACTACCACCTATTTCACCTTTACTATATAGTGGAGCTCCTGCAGGTATAGTACTACCTTCATCATTTCTAACCTGTATTCTTGTTTGTTCAGTAGGAGCTAAATGATCATTAAAGGTTATTTGAATTAAATCATTATTATCATTAACAAAATATATATCACCATTAATAACTTGTACATCTAATAAGTCTTTTAATTTATTAACTAAAGCTGAAGCTGGAGTTTTTTCATTACCCTTTAAATTTTGGTTTGAGTTTAAAGAAATATTATACCATTTATTTTTATACTTTATAAATAACTTTATTCCACTAGATAAATTAGATATATGAATTGATCCATCATTACCTTCTTTTTTAGATGGAACATTATTACTAGTTGTTACTCTAGGCTGTTTGCTGTTATTAAGTATATTATATATTTCATTTGCAGTTTTATTATTTAACATTCTTTCCTCTATATACAATATTAATATCATTAATAGAAAAATTACTAGGAACTTCTAAAAAACTATAACTTTCTGCAGTCATATCAGAAGAAGGATCGTTTATAAGAGAAACAGTTTCAATATCAAAATGTTTTAAATTAAATCCAGAAGGACAAATTCCAACTTGAATTGATAGTGCATTTTTTAGATAATTCTCAGGATCATCAAATTGAATTTCTGCAACTTTAGATGAAAATGGATTAGATATATCAGAGCCAAAATCAACTAAAAAACCTCCAGATTGAAAGAAACTTTCTATTTCACCAGGGTTTAAATTAGAATCAACAGTAATATCTGATATTTCAGGATTTTGTATAATTCCATAATTTTTGCATTTTGAAGTATCTGGAAATAATAACTTTACACCTTTTTTAGTAGTTACAATAACAAATACTCTTGCATTAGCTATAGAACTTGCTATGTATGTAATGTATAATTTATAAATTCGTTTATTTCTTGATGCTTCTCCAAAATCTATATCTTTAGTTAAAACAAAAAAGTTACCAGAAGATTGAGGATTTCTATTTAAAAGTTGCATATTACTTTCTGGTATATAAGCATAATGATCTTCATTAGTCACAACAACTTTAGGAGTATTAGATAATGGATTACTACTTCTTAAATCATAATATAATCTAGAAAAATTAGGTATATTACCTCCTTGAGATTGAATAACTTGCCCATCTCCAAAGGCTGAAGATAATTCTAAATGAGTTCCTAAATTAGCTTTAACCCTATAATTTCCATCAAAATAATTGTTTTTATTTAATAAATGCCCATCAGTAATATTTCTTCTTTCTTTTTCAAATACAGTATTCCAATTTAAATCAGTTAAATTACCAACATTATTTAAAAAATTAATAACAGTAGTGTCATCATCAATTGTTGATGCTGTATTTCTTATTTCATTAATTATTGCGCTAGTAACATCAATTCCTGTAGCATCATTATATATCTTTAAATTTTCTTTATGTATACCTACACCTACATCTGTTCTTTTAGTTAATTTAAATGAATATGGATAATTTACTCCTTCTTGAATAATAACATCATCATCTTCTTCAGTATCAGGAGTTCTTTCTTCTGTAGGTATTTCATCAATTATAAAAGGAGCTTCTGGTCTAACTTGTGTAACTTGCCAATAACCTTCTAATCCTTCTATTCTATATGTAGTATTATCAAAATTAAAATACAATACATTTTCATTAATTTTTAATATATCATTTATATCTATATGTGGAGCAGAATTGCCTGCTACAGAATCTGTAAATAAAGATATATTAGTATTAATACTAGTATCAAAAAAAGTAAATTTCTTAAAATTTAAACCATTGTCATTAATATAACTGCTAGTTAACCCTGTATTTTTAACATTTAATATTCTACCTACAGGAAATGCAGAGCTACTAAAAGTAAATGACTCACCATTTATATCTGTAGGTGATGTGCTAGATGTTCCTAAATAATGTTTACTACCATTATCATAATCATCTTTATAAAAATATAACCCATTTACATTAGATCCATCTATTTCACTATTAAATACAGAAAATACTAAATTGCCATTTTCATCATTTGCAAAATTTGAAAATTTACCAGTTACAGGAAATGATTCTTTTAATTTACACCAAGCTTGATTATCTATATGATAACTTAATATATAGTTCTCTGGAGAATGTATATACACTGTTCTTTCTACAATATCATATCCTACTATAGGTTTTGATATAGCATCTGCAAAAAGTGATTTAATAATTTTAGAATCTAATTTGTATTGAGATACATCTTGAACAGTTTCACCATTAAATATATAAGCTCCTAATTCATTTATCCAAAATACTTCTTTATCAGTTTTAACAACATGATATGGTTTTTCTACACCTTTAAATTTATATGTTCCAGCAACTACAGGAGCAATCTGATCAGTATTTACATTTAATATATATAACACATCTTTTTTATATTGTAATAAATAACTACCTAAAGATTCTAAATGTACTATTTCATCACCATCATTTATTGCTACATCTAAATAATTTTCAGGATTTAATATATCATATTGACGTGCAGGAGATACTATAATTCTATCACCATATTTAGTTCCTCTAGTTAAATCTTCAAATGAAGCATCTTGAACTTCTGATTTAGTTTCATCCCAATTTACAGGATAACATACATTACCAACATATCTTACTCCATTTATTTCTGTTGAACATTTATACAAAACATTTGTTATATCTCCACCTTCATAAGTTGTACCTGAAGGAGGACTGTTAAATAACCATGCATTACCAGAATTTCTAACTGTAGATAAATCTATTCTATGTGAGTTATTTATATTAACTTCTGTATCATCACTTTTAGAAGAAACTCTATAATGTGATTTTAGTACATTAGATGCATTACCATAATTAACAGGACACCAAGGCATGTAAGATCCACCATCTCTTTTAATACCATTATTTTCATCAAAAGATGCTGTAAGTAACACAAATTTTTGATTATCATTATCTTCACTAGAAGAGTAATATATTTTACACCCTGTTACTCTTGGATTTATATATAATTCTTTATTTCTTTCTGTTTCTGTTGTTGTACTTTCAGTATTTGTTAAATAATCAGTTGTTGTTCTTTGCCCTGCATCATCATTCATTCCTGTCCATTTAATAGATAAATTGCAATATAATTTAGCTTTTTTAGCAAGTATATTAGAATTAAGTGGAGTTATATCAACAAGAGAAGATTCTTGAAAATCAGAGTCTGTATCTCCATCATATAACAATGAAGCATAAAATCTATATTTAAATCCATCTAACCATGCTAACTCATCTTGATCAGTTTGTTCAACAAATTCATACATAAATTGTATGCCATCAAATTCTTGAGACCAGTTATTTATTCCATCTGTTGCAAGACCCCAACCATATGTTGAATCTGAAGCATTAGTTTCACCAGTAAAATCACCTGCTGGTTCACCAGGAGTTGTAGTTTCATACATATTATCTGCATCATCAGATTCTGTAAAATCTAAAGCTATAACCTGACAATTATAATCTTTGTGACTTAAATTCTGTTCATTTAATGATGGATAATAACCATAATTAAAAGGACTATAAACTTGATTAGATGTTGAATTTCTCCAAACAAGACGTACATTATCACCATTTGAATGTGATGTTGCTGTAGAACCATAAACTGCTCTAACTACAGTTAATTGATTTACAGATATACTTTCTATAAATATTAACTCATCATTTATTAATATTATATCTCCTTTTTGAAACTCTGATGCATCAGCAATATCAATAGTAGTTGTAGAAGAATCGCTACCTCCGCTTTCTGTAGTTTTAATTGTATTATCTTGCCAATTAGTATCTTGTATTCTATTAAATAATTCTGCTTGTATTGATGTAGGAGCTTTACACTCTGCATGTGTATATAGCCATGCGCTTTCTTTATTCCATGATGGAGTATCTGTAGAATCATAATTAACGTTATCTTTACCAATAAATTTAGTTTTCTTTACTACACCAAACCATTTATTAGTCATACCAAATTGTTTAAAATTTGAATCCCATATTCTAATACTGTTATTTTTACTTACAAAATTAGAATGTACAGGAGCTTTAATATAATCTTCATCTTCATACAATGGTAAAACATTTGTTAAAGCAGTCCATTGTTCACTTTGACTTTCTCTTAAAGCTATTCCTGCTTTACTTCCAGTGTTAGTATCTACAGGGTCAAATAATTTAGCAATCACATTTACAGAAGTTTCACTACCTAAATTAGAATATACGTTTTTACCAATTGTATCTGACCCATGAAGATATGTACCACCTTTTAAACCTTCTTCATTAACAATATCATAATCACTTCTAAAGAAAAACAATCCCCAACCATCTTCTTTGATTTCAATTTTATCAACTTCTTCAATATAATTGGTTGCTCCTCCAGAAAGTTTAATTTGTCCAATAGTGTCAATATTTACATTAGAAAGATTAGGAGATTGATTATCTTCTATATCTCTAGGACTAACATAATTATTTAAACCACCTTCAAATCTATCTATTTTTAATGAAGTTTTTGGCATTATTTACCTTTCTTATTTAATACGCCTTCAAGTACTTCCATAAAAGCATCAAATAAAGAACCAAAGATTTTTTCTTCTTTAGCTTCAGAAATTAAAGGTAAGTTAACTTTTTTATTAATACCATCAATTATCTCTTCTCTATTGCTTTTTAAATAAGCTATTATCATATCTACCATTATTTTCTCCCTTTTTTCATCATTCTTTTTTTCATAGCAGGTGTCATTTTTTTTCTCATTGCAGCTTTTTTTGCTTTTGAAGGTCTACCTACTTTAGACCCATATGTTCCTTTACCGTATGGCATTTGTTTCTCCTTTGATTAATTAACAGTTCCATTTACGAAGTGACTTATTTATTCTGCTATTTGGATCTCTTGCAGTTTTTGCACTTGTAAGTCTTTTTTTCATACCTTTCATTCTAGCACAAAATGATTTACGTCTTTTAGCAGCCTTACTACCTTTTTTTAATTTTGAAGGTTTAGTAGTAACAGCCATTTTTAATTTAGATCCAGGGTTAGCTCTTCTATAAGATGCTATACCTTTTCTATTTAATCCACCTGATTTACTCTTTCCTTCTTTTCTTTGCCATGCTGGAGTTTTAGCCATTATGCATTCCTCACTTTCTTTGCTACATCTTTAGAGTATTTAGCTTTAACTCTACCAGATCTACTTGCTGCACGTTTTTTTCTATTTTCAGCAGATTTTTGACCAGGACTTAAACTTGCTCTAACAGATTGTGGTAAATATCTACCTCTATCTTTTTTAGGTTTTTTTTCATCACCTTTAGATAAATAACCCCATTTTTGTTGTGTCCATTTTTTTAATGATTGTTGTGATTTTTTTAACATTATTTATATCCACCACCCTTTTTTTTGTAAGTACGCGCAAGAAGTTGAGCTTTACGAGCACTCCAAACACCAGCAGGTCCTCCTTTACTACCAGCTTTAATTCTTTGAAATAATCTTTTTCTCATTGTAGGTTTTGTATAATTACCTGCTTTATTAACTGTGCTTTTCTTTGCCATACTAATCATCCTCTGTTTTGCGTAAAAACTTGTGTTTTAGGCCATTTCCTGATAAAGTGGCTATTATCTCCACTAAAGCTTTATATTGCCTATTTAACCCCTTCTGCTCGATTTGTATTATTTTTTGTTGATCTATCAGCTTAATAATAATACCTTCCAACCTCCTGAAGTCTTGGTCGAGTTCTTGCATAAGAGTATGTTGGATGAATCTGTTTTGTTTCCAAATGAAGAATCCGAACGCCATGGCTACTGCCACGGGTAATCCAAATTCCTCCAATATTGTAATCATGTCCATTATTTATTCCCATTTATTAACTCTCCCCACAGTGACGTTTTTCCGTTAATAATTTGTATAATATGTACCGTAAACAGCCCTCGAGCGTAAAAATCAACGATGGCAAAAGCATGAGCCCAATTAATTCTTCTATTATCCAACCACTCATTTGAATTTGGCCCCATGTCTTTTAAACATCCTATACTCCATGCTGATCTTGGTCCTTCCATATGTGTAGCACTCATTTGTTGTAAATCGTGCCAATGTCCGTACATTATGTTGCATCCTAATTTGCGAATATGGTTAGCAGTATGATATTGACCCCCATATTGATGACCATGATAAAAGTATAATTTTCCCATTTTAAGGTGTTTTCCAAATTTGACATATTTGTACCCACGGTCAGCAAGCTTAACAGCAGAAGCAAATCTATACTGAGGAATATAGGGATATTTCTCAACTGCCAAATTAAGCCAATTGTCATGATTACCCTCAGTAATATACTTTTCTTTACAACCTGCTTTATCGAGAGATTCATCAATTTGGTCCATACCTGCATTAACATCTTTTACATCCTTATCAAAGTCTTTAATTAAATATTCTAATGGTGGTGCTTTCTTTCTTTTAAACTTCCAAGCAGAAAAACCTTCCCATTCTCCTACATCTCCCAGATCTACATAAGCATCTGGTTTAACTATTTCTATTGTCTTTTTTAGACAATTTATGGCTGGTTGATCGTGTAACGGAAAATGTTTATCTGGCGTTACTACGACTCTTTTTACAACTCCTTTATCCATAACTCCCCCTTTATTAGTTTAGTTTTTTAATTGTTTTCTTAACAGTGCTATTTTATAACCAAAGTATATGATAGTAACAAACCCAACTCCTATACGTACCATATCTGGTAACATATCTAAAAATTGTATTGTTATACCACCACTACCTACTGCTACTGATTTTAGTGTATCTAAATCCATAATAATCCTAATTTGTTGGAACATCATCTGCATATAATGCAGTATCTAATGTATTTATTGAATGAAATTCAAATCTATTTGAAGATGGATCCATAAAATTGTGAACACTTGAAATATTATCAAAAGGATGATTTCCAAAACTATACCAAAAATAAGGATTATACAATCTCATATCTTGATAATTCCCATTATTATAGAATAAAGCTACATCACTAGTTTTATCTGACTTCCAAACAGCCCAATCAAAAATTTTGCCTGAAAACCAATCATTAGCTCCTCCAAAATTTGGATTATAACCAATATATCTAAATTCACTTGCTACATCACTAGCTTCAGTATAGTTAGTGTCACTTATTACTTCACTACCATTTAAAAAAGCTTTTAAAGTATTTGTACTATTATTTAAAGATATAAATATATGATTCCAAGCTCCAGCAGTACAAGCAGAACTTGCAGTTTTTGCTGTATTATTAATTTTAACTATTAATGTCTCAGATGTATTTAACCATATTTGAACACCATCAGTGGCAGAATCAACGTGAGTATAAATAGGGCTTAAAGTAGTTTCATTATTTGGTTTAATCCACATATGCATAGACCATGTATCTTTATGCCAAGGATCAGTCTTTTCTGCGCCAGCATCTTTTATCTGCCAGTAAGAAAGACGATTATCGGTATCTTCACCAAAATCATAGCATTTTGTAGGGCTGTACACATCTAGTGCTCCACCTTTTAAATTTGTTAAACCTAATCCTAACATTTTAAGAACCTAGATAAGCTATTACTGCACCAGCATCTATATCTATAGTAGTCCATCTACCAAATATTGTTACCCCTCCTGGAAAAATATTAGTATTATCAATTGCATTTCCTGCAGATCCAGTAGTACCTATATATTTACCTGGTTCAGATGAAATTAAATCATTAAATTTAGCTGCTGAAACAATTGTAATTGCTACAAAGACTGTATTTGAATTACCATAATTACTAGCTAAAAAATCAGTATCTGCAGTATCTATAAATATAGATCCACCTTGACCTAATCCTACATTATTTGATTCTTGAACTGTGAATCCGTTTAATCCACCTTTTCTATTTGCCATATTTACCTCCTGCCCTAAGCACTGGCTGTGCGTGAATGGGCTTGTTTATTATCTTATTGCATGTGAACCAGGAGCTACAACTCTCATTGTAGACACCCTAGTATTATTAAATTTTTCTACCTTTTTTCTAAATTCTTTCATAAAATATTCTTTTGCTTCTATATTTAACACTTCTTCTGCAAGCTTAGCTTTAACATAATCTACTAATGCTTTAGAAAGATACTCTGGTAAATCTATTTCTGATGTTTCGTCTGTTAAATAATTAACATCTTTATATATAAAAGGTGGTGTTAAAGTAGCTGCTCCACTAAAAGTTTGAACACTTCCATTATATTTTGTATTTAAAAATACAGCAGTAGAATTATCTACTTTTTCAATTATTTCATGAGGACCATTTAATGTTTTATGATTTGAAATAACAATATAATCACCTTTATTAAAAGTAGCAGCAGAGTCTAATGTTAATCTAAGTTTTCCATTAGTTTCTGTTAAACTAGCAATATCTACAGTATCTGATTCATCATTTATTCTATAAATAGGAGAATATACATATTGTATTTCTAATCCATTTGTTATACTTGATAATGGAGATTTCCATTGAGCTCTATCACTACCAGGTCCAAAATCTTTAGAATTAAGATCATTATCAAAAGTAGTATCTCTTTCTACTATTGCTAAATTATTGCTACCTTTTACATAATATCCGTATTGTTTTAGTTCTGCCATACTATACTCCGTCTGCATCTACAACTTTAGGTTCATATATAAGTCTTGGTATTCTTCTATATTCATCTTTGTTGTTTAAATGATTTTTTGCTCTTACTTCTAAAACTTTAATAACATCTTTAGGTAGCTCATAAAATCTTTTGTCCTTATCTATATCTATTCTTTGTGTAGTAACGTGAGTTTCAGAAATAGTATTTATTTCTTCTAACCCATCTTTGATATAGGCTATAATTTTACCAGTAGAACTACTGTTTACTCTTTCCATTAATTCTCTAACCTTCATTATTCTTCTCCTCTAGCTTCTTGAGGTCTGCTAAATAAATTAAAAAATTGATTATATTGTTCTTGATAAGAAAGTTTAGCTTCTCTTAATGTTCTTACTAACTCTTCATCTTCTTCTTCATTTCCAGCTTTTATAATTAATGTATTTATTAAATGCATTATTACATACACAAATAATATGTGTTGATATTTATCTGGATATTTGTAAAATACTGAATTATCAATAGAAAATAATATTTTAAACACACCATCAGTATTATCTAGTGGATTTAAAAATTCTTGATTCTCTCCTAATATCAAATCTCTTATACTACTATCAATATTATAAACAATTTGTTTTACTATAACTTTAGTTCTTTCTACTGAACCAGGTATAGGTACAACTTTAACAACATTTTTAACATCACCAATTTGACCATCAACTGAAGATACAGAAACATTTTTTGGTGTAATAACATATCCTGGATTAGTAGAACTTCTAAATTTTAAACTTGTTTTATCTTGTGCTATATAGTAATCATTTAAAGGTATTAAATCAGCACTTTTTATAAATTTACTACCATGAGTATTATTACTATCAAATTCTTCTCTTAAAACTGAAATTACATCTCCTAAAACTATTAACTCAGAATCATAATCATTTTCTTCTTCCCTTATAGAATCATTATATTCATAAAGTTCTGAAGTTTCCTGTATAAAATGTTGAGCTTTATTTGCATCTAAAGATATAATTCTTTGAGTAATTTCAGAAACACCATCACAAAATAAGTCTATAAGAAATTTATCACTTTGATCATGTTGTACTATTGTTTGTATTTTATCTCTTAATTTCATTTTATCCTTTATTTGCCCCACCCCCCAGGGGGAGAGAAGAATCCCAGCGGGGGGCAGAACAATTGTTATTAGATATTAACTATTATGCTTTTTTAATAACTAAAACACGAATAGTGGCAGAACCTAAGTCCTTAGTAACACCACCAATGTTTTTAGCATTAACAGTAACTACATCAGCAGCAGAGACAGATGCAGACATAATAATGTCTTCATTATCTATGCTTAAAGAAGCTAATGCAAAATCACCTAAAGCAGCACCAGGACAGCTTACTGTTGTAGCTTCATCAGCTTCGTCAACTAAACTTCCATAGTCATGTGTTTTAGACGCTAACAAAGCATTAGCAAATAAGTTTAACTTATCACCATCTTTGTTTTGTCCATACATTGGAATTGCCATAATTAACCTCCTTATGCTGTCCAGACAGCGTGAGCTTCAGGCATAGACCATTCCATTCCCGCTTCTGTCAAGATTAAGTCAACTCTACGGTCAACACCTGAATTTTCGAGAGTTTGTACACCCACGTAAATTGAAGTATCTCTGTTGACACCGTTACCAACTAAAGGTCTATATGCACAATGCTTCATATCAATACCAAGCATTTTTACATTTGTTCCATCTAAGTGAATATTTCTTGCAACATTCATATCACCATATGGAGTAGAGAAAGTAGTGATGTCTACACCAAATACTTTTTTCTTACCCATAAGAGCAATATCAGAAGTATACACGCTACCGCCTACATAATCATTACCTGTTGCATTTTGGACTTTACCAATATTAGCATTGTTTAAGAAATATCCGCCTAGTTTATGCATCCAGTTATAAACATCTGTACTTACAAAAAATACAGTTGCAGATGCATTGTTATATCTAGGATCAAGGTAATTAGACATATCATCTAAAAAGTCATCAGAAGTTTTAGATGCTGTATCTAAACTAAATTTATTACCATAGTTAATTACATAGTCTAAAGCACCTTGAGTTGTGTTATAGTCTTCATTTTGAGAACCAAAAAGTAAAGCTGTTTCAATATCATATTTATGTTCGATTAGCTTTTCTTTCCACATTCTAGCCCACTCATTTGAATCATACTTAAGAGAAGTTGCTCTTGCAGTATTAGTCATAGCACATGATGTTTTCCAAATTTGAGTAACACCATATTGAGTTGAGAATGGTTGATCTTGCCATGTTTCAGGATAACCAGTACCTTCATCATGAGCAGTACCTACAACATATGTTCTTTTAGCTTCTAAAGATCCAGCAATAGATTCGTCATATACTTGAGTATCAACATCATCACTTGCCCATCCAGCTAAATAAATTGCAGATGTACCATTAATATCTTTTATTAAAGTACAATCTAATTGAACACACTCTCTACCATCTTTTGATAAACCAGTAGTAACACCTGTAACTTTCATAATTAAGTACTCAGTTCCTGAACCACCACCATCAGTAGCTGACATAGGAACTTTTATTAATTGACCAGGTAAGAAAAATGTTGGTTCAGTACCTGTTCCACCTACTGCAATAGCACCTTCAGATTGTCCATATCTATTTTGGATATTACCTGAAGATTCATAATCAGTAGCCATGAATAATTTAAAAGTATCACCAGATTCTAAAGAACCAGGTGCACCACCATCATTGTATGCAGTTAAATCTGCATCACCATCAGTACCACCTACTACTTCTGTTCCATTACTTTCTATCCAACCAGTTACATATGCGTAACGTTTGTGCCATGAGCCTCTTCTTTCAGTAAATTTGAAAGTAGGATCATCTGTTGGTTTTTTTGCACATTGAGATACAAATCGGAAAAAAGGGTCTTGAGCGATTGCTAATTCAGAAACTCTGTCACCAAAATTAAATTTTCGTCTTAGGTCACCTGTATTTGGATTTCCAGCACTAGTACCAGGACCATTCGACTGAACATCCGTAACTCCTAATTCCGATAACTGTACAAAATCGTTTAAAGCCATTTTAGGCCTCCTTTTCTGTTTTGTTGTATTTGACTAATTAGCCAAACAAGTTATCTAGTTCCTCATCTACTCCTACAACAGCATCAAATATATTATCTGTTGGGTTGCCACTTGTAGAAGCAGAATTTAACCCGCTAGTACTTGCTGGAATGTTCCGAGCATTTTTCATTTGCTCTACCATATCTTTTTTTACATTTTGAGCTACCTTGTTATTGGCATTGTCTCTATTAATGATATAATGAATATCTTCCAATGATAGTGTCCTTTTAGACGCTTGTAGTAATAAATCCTGATATTCATCATCAGTCATCTCTGGATGATTAGCTCTAAATTTTTGCTCTTCTTCAAGCCTTTTTTGTTTAATAGCTTGTTTTTGAGCTTCTGCAGTTTGAGCTTGATTCATCTGAGTTATTCTACTTTGCACTAACTTATCAACATGAGCATTTAAAACTTTAGATGAATCTGAGCTTGGGTCGCCAAGTTCATTAGCGTCAAATTCAAAATCTTCATCAAGTCCTAATTGACTTTGTATTGATTCGTTAGAACCACCATTTTCTAGATACCCTCTAACATGATCCACAAGTCCGCCATCCTTTTTCATAGCATCTATGATGGCAGCATAAGGTTTTAGATCTTTAACTTCAGAATGCAATCTTTGCGCTTCTCGGCTAGAGTCTTGATACCTTTTTTTCCAATCTATTCTTTGAGAGCCAGTTTTTGCTGTGTTATTAGCTTGAACATTCTGGGTTGTCTCACTAGTTGGTTCTAATTGAGATTCTTCTGAAACCATAGAATTTACATCTTTTTCTATTGATTCAAAAAAGTCACTTGAAGAGTCAGAAAAATAATCTTCTGAGTTACTTTCATTTACTTTCATTACTTCTCCTTAAAATTTTTGCCTTTAATATAATACTAATTATTCTTCAGTTGCAACATTATCTTTTTGCGTTTGAACTTTTTGTACTATATTATCAACAGTTTGTTTCATTCTTTGTTTTTCATTGGCCATTTGCATAGCTAATTGTTGTTGTTGAGTCATAGCATTATTTTTTACTTTATTAGCTACAATAGCTACTGAAGATTTTTCTTGTTCTTTCTTTTTACTAATCTCCATTTCAGCTTGCATAACTTTTCCTTTAATACCAGCTTGAACAAGTTGTCTCTCAAGAGTTTCAATAGTACCTTCTTTATCTTTAAGAACATCTTGCATTGATTGTACTTGTGATTGTAACTGAGAGTATAAAGATTTTCTTTGAGCTATCTTATCTTTATTTCTTATATCTGTTTCAGCTAGTAATGCTATATCATCTATAACTCCTAAATTCATTAATTGTTTTAATTCTTCTAAATAAGCCCATCTATTAACTGGTAATGTAGAACCTGAAACAATTCTAACATCAAACTTAGCAGAAGCATAATCATTAAATTTACCAATAACATCACCATAATCATTGTACATTGGTACATTAATTCTAACTTCTTTTTGTTCTTTTATATTATTAGGCTGAACTACTCTAAATACTTTTTCTGCTGTATAAATAGCTTGAGAAAACTGCATCATAACAATACCTAAATGTTTTAATGCAGGTTCTATAGAATTTGTAAGCCACTGTTTTATTCTTCTAGTACCATACTCATCCATAGCAAGCATACCTCTATAAGTATCTGCTTGTCTTGCAGTATCACCCATCATAGAACTATATATACCTGCTAGATATTCCATATCACCTTTACCTTGTTGCACTATATTAAAAAATGCATTAGAAAGTGGTGCTGGCTGTATCGGTGTAGGGGCAGTAGCTCCTGGTCTTACAGGAAGTAATGCTCCTGGAGCACTAGAATACTTTTCCCAATAATCAGTATCAACCGATCCTTCTTCATATAAGTATCTTAAACTACTACCAAGAGATGCGTTATGAACCATGATTTGATGAGCTTTATTTAATTCTCTTTGTTTTCCAACTAACGGAGAAACAGCACTAATAGGATAAGGAGTACCTGTCCATTTATAATGGAATGGTATAATAGGATATTCTGTAATATTAGAAGGTAAATAAATATCAAATAATGTTTTATCTCCTACAACTAATGTATGCTTAATTCTTGGTTGATAAAAATCAACAGAGTCTACAATATATTTAGCAAACTCTTCATTGTCTTGCATAATTTTAAATTCTTGTTTAGTTATTACTTTATTATCTATAACAGATGCTTTAGTAATAAGTTCACTCATCATTTCTTTTTCTGCTGCATCTAATTGTTGAGCCATTAACTCTTTAGCATTTTTTAACTCAAGCTCATATCTTTCAGGTAACATTTTACCTTCTTGAACAGCAATTTGCATTTCTTGCTGTTGCTCTAATAACTGAACGTTCATTTCTTCAGACATTTTAGATATTTTAATTTTAACTTGGTCTCTTACTAAACTTATTTGTTCTTCATCAGGTGGTACTCTAAAGAAAACATTTACATATAATATATTTTCTTTTTCATACATTTCGTATACTTCAATTAAATCATCATGCTCAGCAGTATCTGGATCTAAAGATTCTGAATGAGTTATATCTTTGTATCCAAAATCTTTTAACTGTGTACCATAAGCTTTTTCTGATAAATCATAACTATTTTCATTATCAGAATTTGCATTTTTAATTTTACCTTTATATGCAGGATATACTTCATATAAATGTTTTTTAGGTAAAATCTTTCTAAGCATAATGTAGGAAGCGTCTCTAAATAACATATCTCTAGATTTAGGATCTACAAACAAATCAAATGGTTCAGGTTGTTTTAATACAACTTCTCCCATACCATAATCTTGATTTACATCAACTGATACTTGTAAATAACCTATAGATTTAGTTATAGAGTCATTAACTGCATTTGCATATAATGTATTTGCATCTGAGTTATACCATATATAATCAGCCATATCAGAAAAAACAGCTGCAACATCAGTATCTGAACCTTCTGTAGCAACAGCTTGCCATCTAGGTGAGTTAGCAGTTGCATAAAAATTTAACATTTCTACAACAGGTGTAATCCTATTAATAGTAAATGTTGGCATACCTTGTTGTTCTAACAATTCTCTTTCAGTTTCAGTTAATTGATTGTCATTAGAAAAATCATAACCCTTTTGATTTATGTATTCCCACTGTACTCTATTATTACTGTTAACCTGATTAAATAATTGTTTTACTCTTTCAGCTTTTTTATCTTTTCTCTTGGCCATATTTATATCCTATTAAGTTGTAACTACAATGTATTCAACATCACATGCAGCAGTATCAGCTCTTAACCAAATTTCATCACATTCTACTAATGTTCCTGTAAAGTCTGGAGCACTGTCAGAATCTCCATCCGCAGCATTTCCATCTGTAAAGAAATCATCAGTTGTAAAGAAAAAGCTAGAACCTGGTTCTACTTTTATAGCTGCCTCATTATAAGCAGTTCCTGATTTATATAAAATTACTGATATAAAATTAGTGTCGTCTAAGTTAGTAACTCTAAAATACTTTAAGTCTGCAGCTTTAACTGCACCTTTTGCATCTGCTGCGCCAAATGAAGCGATTTCAGTATTGGTTATAGGTACATTCATAATTCTTTGATCTACTTGACCACAAGATGCTTTTGTAAATGTATTAGAACCACCATAAGAGACACCATTTAATGTTATAGTTTCACTCACTTTTACTGTAAGTGTAGCTGGTGTTACTTTAGTTGCCATTATTATTCTCCTTATTTACCTTCTATGTATTTATTATTTGCTATTTTATAAACTTTCCCTATTTTTTCTACTTTAGTTCCAGTTTGTTTTTTGTAAAAATTTTCTATAGTTTTTTTACTAAATTCTTTGCCAGATTTTTTGTCTTTAAAAGTAACTACTTTTTTATTTTTCATTTTTCAATTCCTTTTCATATTATGCTGTAACCCAACTTTTTGCTCTTGGTTTATGTTTATATATTTTGCCTTTTTCTGATTTAACAGATTGTAATGGGTATGCATATTTGCAAGCATAAGCGAGTGCGTCAATAGTATCATCATGACCCATCCTAGGACCAAATGTATATATTTCTCTTTGAAGATCATACATATCTTTTTTAACAAATACACCTCCTACAGCAAAACGCTGTGCTAGTATTTCTTGTATTCTATCTCTTTTACTCATTCTGTTACCAGGCTTTTCAGCACAGTATTTAACAGTAAAATCATTTCTTCTTCTCATTTCAGCATTTAATGATTGAAATACAGGTTTACTCATAGTAGTATCTTCTACTGTAAATAAACTTGGATTGTATTTCTTATTCATATCAAACATATAATCTACTATTCCTTTTTTGCTATCCCCAGGTATACCAACAACTGGTAAGCCACGCATTCTAAGATACTCCAAAACGTAGACATTATTATCAGGGCATACAGCGCAAATGATAATAACACTAAAATCACTATCCCTACGGGTACTATCAGTAGCAGGGTCAACCCCAGCAAAAATGTTGACTGGTTTAATATCTCCATCGCTTGTGACGATATACGAGATGTTACCTTCTGCATCATATCTATAATTTCCCTCCCAAAATTTTACGTGATCTCTAGTAAATATAGAGTCTTTATCACTTTGAACTTCCATCATGTATTCTTGATAAAACTTCTGTGGCTGTCCTGAATCTGCATAGAACTTCTTTTTTCTATCCATTTCTTTTTGACCAAACCAAGAAGACCATAATGGTGTTCCGTCAGGTTGGATTGCCTTATATGTTACGACTTTCCAACTAAATTCTTTTTCTTTTCCTTCACCCTTTGCCTTATCATATCCAACAAGGATATTATTAATGAAAGCATCGTAATGAACAGGTGTGCCATTAATACGCAACCTACCGCTACCAGGCTCAAGAGCAGGGAATACAACAGCTGTAACCAGATTCGAGATTTTAGCTCTAGACTCAGGCGTAACGGTATTATTTTCATCTTCGAAATCATCCAACACGATGAGATCATATCTTTTGTGTAACTTAGCGCCTCCTCTAATACCCGAAAGGTTCGATTTACTAATAAGTTTACATCCGTTTTTAAGTTCGATGTCATCTTCTGTCCATTTCTTGCCCTTTAAATTACCGAAATAATACGAAACTTTATCATTATATTCCAAATGATATTTTATATAATCTAAATTAGGCACTGATATTTTACTACTTGCAGCAACCCAACCATAAAATAAAGGCTCTGTTGAAAAACAAAAATCTCTTAAGATATTACACTTAGTAAGAACTGTTTTACCGTGACCTCTAGGTAAAATAACTGCCATTTGTCTGTAATCTGGATTTGATATAGCGTCTGCTACCTCATAATGAAAAAAAGGAGTCTCACTCCTTAAAAAATCATCAGGTAAAAATAACTTACCAAAAGCAATCATATCATTTTTAGCAAGCATTAAAGCTTCTTCTGCTTTGCTTACATTTTGTGTATTAATATTTGCCACGTTTTAATATACCTTTTGGTTTATTCATTTTCTATAATGCCTGGCCTTTCAGCCTTTAATAAGTCTTTATCTTTAAATCCTTGAAATAATGCCCCAGTTACTTGAGTAACAGTAGTTTTATTCTTATCTTCAAGATCCATAATATCAGATAGTTTAAATAATGCCTTTAATCTTGTTTCATCTTTATCAGATGTTAATGCAATATTATTAATATTTTCTAATATACTTTTCTCATCTACACCTATTTCTTCTAGTATAGGTTTTAACTCTTCTTTCATAGCAGTTATTATCCTTTTAGTTTTTACTAGTTGTGCTGATTTATGTTTAGCATAACCAGGATTAGTAGTAGGAAAAGCTTTCATATAAGCTTGTTGAGGTGATAGCCCTGATGCTATATATACAACGAAAAGATGCTCATGCTTACTCAGTACGGTCCGATCTAGCAGAACGTCTGCAGAGTTCTTATTCCCTCCAAAAGAATAAATGTTGACTCTGCGTGAAGTGTCCATCTTCACCCTGGAGGAGACTGGAAATGTTCCAGTGCACGTGCCTACATATTCCCTAACCTTGTTCCGCCCTTTCGGCACAACCATCTTTCCTTTGCGCAATATTTGAATAAAACAGCCATCATCAGCTTTAACCCAATCACCCACATTTGCTGTTCTCCAATCTATATATTTAAAATCTTTAGGTAATTCTTCTACATCATCATATACAGTATGATCAATCCCATTTACTTTATAAAATCTCATTCTGGCCTATAATCTGCTCTATTCATCCAACCATTTAAAAATACTTTTTGAGTACTATCAGAATCTACAATGCTTAGATAATAGTTTTTTTGCTTATCAACAATCTTATTCATTAAAGCTTTATCACCTACTTTATCTCTAATTAATTTATAAGCCATTCTAGTTTTATTACCCATTTTACCATCTTCATCTAACATACCACCATTTATAGGTAAATTATGTTGAAGAGCTAGAGCATTTAATGATTGTTGCATAAGAAGAGTAGATTTACCTGTATTTATTTGTACATCAGCCATCTTTAATGCTATAGGATTTTTACCATAATTAGCCTCAGAATTATTTAAGAAGTCATTATTGTATATCATCATAGCTTGCATTTGTGATAAGTTTTTAATATCTAAATTAGGATATTGTTTTTTGCTAATACCAAATTTAGTCTCACCACCTCTATCAACAGCTTTGTTTACATAACCTCCCTCATGCTGTATAACATCATTAAGAAAGTTTTGTCTTTTCATTTCATATGAACTATCAGCGTTTATAACACTATCCATATCAAAATCTACATAATCTACCATTATATACCCCAGCTTACTTGTCCGAAGGACAAATTAATTCTATTTATCATTAACACTCACCTATAGTATAAGAAGTTATCTTTGCTATAGACTCATCATCCATACAATCTACTGCTAATATATTACCTATAAATGTTATTTGAGAATCATTTGTAATAATAGCTTCACTAATAGATTCTATTTCATCACTATCAGGATCATATTCAATAATAAGCTCATATCTTTTTAATTTCATATATATCCCTTTTAGTTTTTACAAGTTTAGTGAAAATTATATATATAAAACAATAGTTATTTTTCAGTTTTATTCTTTTTTTCTACAAATTTCTCAAATTCTTCTGAATGTTTGTTAAATTCAATATATAAAGTATTAACCTTTATTAATCTTTCAACTAAAAAATACAATTGATTTAAATGATGTTCTATCTGTTTGTTAGTTAATTTAGGTTTATTTTTACCTTTAGCCATTTAAAGCCCCCCCTTTTATTTTGCAATATAATTTACAAAAAGTTAAGTTTGAAAAGCAACTTTTAAAAATTGTGCAATTTTAGTGTGCGGTGTTGTATATATGGTACACCCCCTATCAGGGGTTTTTCCCTAACGGGATTACGTTATTTTTGATTTTAGTTAATGTAATTTATGATTATTTTATTAATTAAAAGGAGAACAAATGAGTACAGAATCTAAGAATGTTGAAGAGTTAAGTGAAGATATTAATGAACCAGTTAAAACTGTGGGGGATTTAAAGGATCTTATACTTGACGAAAACTTTGATGGAGCACTTGATGTAATTAAGAGAGCAGCAGTAGAAGTTAAGTTCACTGTTAAATCTAAAGCAGCAAGACGCAAACAAATGGAGAACCTTAGAAACTATCTGTCAAATGTACAACAACATGCAAGAGTCAATGGGCAAGATAAAGCTCTTAGACAAGAATTTAAAAATGCATGGTCTATATGTTATGATTCAGGTAGATAAGTTAGTTACTATGATAACTGGGTGTATTAATTTACACCCTTTTATCTATTATTTTGTTATTATTGTTGTTAAACGATATGAGTAGTGGAAAGGATACCTTTGTTTGTTTTTGTAAAGGATACCTAGTATATACATCATGCACGTGTGTGTGTAAGTATATATATAAACTTATACCAAACAATAAGAATTAATAATAGGCGTTATGCAGGACTGTGGTATACAATATTAGTAAAAAGCATAATATAATATAGCTAGTGTTACATAGCGCCTAGACGGATTAAATGTAGTATGTATTGCTGTCATGATTAACAAGGTGTAAGTCCTTGGAGACAATAAAAGCATACTACAAAAGAATAATACCCGACACACTGGAGCGATTCGAAAGTGAACCTTGACAGGTTATATACTACCTAGGAAGTATATTTAGAACACTATTAGATACCAATCTCGGCCCTGTTGATGGATGCTACCAATAGAACCTTTATGGTCACTAAGCTAAAGCAATCACCAGGGCTGGTGTGTTAAACAGTTAATATAAAACAGTTAATAAGAGGAGATCCTACCATGGGAAAAAGAGAAGTTTTTAATGTATTACCAGAATCAATAATAGAAAACGATAGTTTAGATAATATCTTGAAGGCATTTCTTATTGCTAGAAAAGATATAATGAAAGCTAAATCAAGAAAGCAGGCTAAGTCTGTTATAACTCTTGGGAAAGGTAGTAAGGTAGTAGAAAAATGCATATAGAATCATTTGTACTGTTAATACTTGGTCTTATAAGTATTATAACATTTACTATGGCAATACATGGCTTACTTATGTTCTTTAAAGAATTAAATGATGATTGGAAAATTAGAAAAATACAGCGGCAGTACGCTGAAAAGTATGATGATCCATTCTATATAGAGGAGGATAAGTAATGGCAGGTAATTATACAGAAATGTTAGAGATAGTCAAGCGACTACAAGAGGCAAAAGCCAAAATACTTTCTAAGATTGAGACTGAGACTAAAGCCTTGGAAGCATTAGATAAGGATATTAAGAAGTTTCAGTTTCAAATGTCTAAAGGAATTGGCAAACCTATAGATTAGAAAATAATTGGTAGGAGAGAAGACCTGTAGGAGTAGACAAGGCTCAAAACAGCTACAGGTTAACATAACACCCATCATCGATAGTACTACACTTAGGGCTTCGGCCTGTTGGTGGGTGTTAAATTTTAAAAGGAGAATAATATGTATTTATTAATATCAATGTTAATAATAGCTTTAGGAATACTATGGTTACTATTAACAAGGGCAGGTATAGATGACCTCCACGATTAATTATGTTATATATCATAGAAATAACAGACAACTTGAACTAACAAACCACATTGAACCAGATGGTGATCTTGATCCTAACTATACACTTATTAGGAACAGAGCCTTAACAGGAATATATATCAATGATGAATTTGTAAGTCAAGATGAAAAATCATTTAAATGGCTCATAGAATGTGCTAAAACGCAAAAAGAAGGGCAATATTGTCCTATATGTAGTGGCATATTTGAAGATGCATTAAATAATAACTATAAAATAACTAAGTTTTATAGAGATAACGTAGTAGAAGCTGATATACCACATCCATTGCTTGATGAGGTAATTAAAGTGTTTAAAAATAAGGAGAAGTAGTATGGGATTTGATTTAAGTGGTATGAACCCTAAAATACACAAACATGAGTCTGAATACAAGTATTTTAAAGAAGATAGCGATTTATGGAAAGATGAGAACATAGAAAGACGTAAAAAATACTTTAAAGACATGGAAAGGTATCATGAAGACAATCCGGGCGTGTATTTTCGTAATAATGTGTGGTGGTGGAGACCATTATGGTCATTTGTGTGCAATAATTGTGATTTTATGACAGAAGAACAGTTTAAAGCTGGTTCTTTCAATGATGGAAAAGAAATTGATCAAGAAACTGCTGCTAAAATAGGTACACAACTAGAAATATTACTTGCAGATGGTACTGTTGACAAATGGGAAGAACGTATTAAAAAAGAAAACAAAGAATTAGAGAAATCTGATGATAAAGAAAAGAGATTCTTAGCAAGTTATCCGTTTTCAAGAGAAAATGTAGAGAATTTTGCTAAATTTTGTCTAGAATCAGGAGGTTTTATAATATGTTAACATTTTTACCTGTAAGAACAGAAGAAGATGTCTTAAAAGACATAATAATCAATAAAAATAAGCAATCTAAGCTAAAAATAGAGCTAAATAAGCTTATTGATGAGCTAGTACTGATAACAAATGGAGAAAATAATGACTGATAAGCCAATAGATAGAGAAGAACCTAAAAAAAAGAGTAAAACTACTAAAAAAGATGATTCTATGGACTATATTCTTAATCATATCGACACAATGAAAGAAGATATAAACAGAATCAACGAAAATGCTAATTTTGCTTGTGAACAACTAGAAGAACTAAGACCTCTTATAGATACCATTAGAAAAAGACTAGGATTATAATGGATATTGGTAATATAGAGGCAAATACTATTCTTTTGAAAAAAACTATCAAATATTTACCAGATGGTACTGAAAAAGAACAAGTAAAGAAACAAATAAAAACTAACTATAAACTTATTGATGATTTCTTTGACCAATTGGCTGAAGAGTCTCAATATTCATCGTATGAACACTAAAAGGAGGCCATATGGCAACTAAAACTATAAAATTCCTACAAGGTGGCGGCTTTGTAGAGAGACAAACTAACGCTGACACTGTTGAGCAATTAAGAGCAGAGTTTCCAGATGATATTACTTCTAATGCATCTGTTGCTGTTAATGGTGTATCTGTAACTAATGCTCACGCTATTGCTGAAGGTGATATTGTTGCAGCTGTTAATAATAATAAATCTGGCGGTGATCAGTAATTATTAATTTATAACTTATAGGGCTGTAGTGACAGGCGAGTCAATCAAGCGGGGCTGTAATCCTGTGAGACTAACGAGGGTCAATCAGCCCTATATAACTTTTGGAGGAGAGAAATGTCAAATTATAATAATTATGATTTAATTGTAGAATCAACAGACATTAATGATGTAATTGATTCTATAGAAACAGAAGATCTTGGTGATCACATATATTTCGGTCCCCAAGCAGATATTATGGAAAGACTAAATAGATTTAATACTAATTATCATGCAGATTTAGAAATTACTAAAACATTTAAATGGAAACGTGGTACATATGATAAAGTAGCAAATTTAATGATGAAAGGTTTAGGATTTAAACGTAAACCTAGTGGTATGTATAACTTTTTATCACGTGAAGACTATTTTAGAAGAAATCGTTGGGATTGGATACAAACTGAACTAAGAGAAATGGATAATATGATAGCTCATTTGCGTTATTATAATGAAGAATGGCTAGATGATCCTAGTGTTCTTGTAGAATACAAAGATACATTTAAAAATTATTTATCAGAACAAGCAGAAAAAGCAGCACCAGTAGCATATGGAATAGATATGTATGATTCAGTATGGTATAGATTATATGCACATCCTAGTAGCAGGTCAAATCAAAGATACATGTTAAATACAGCAATTACATTTTCACCACCAGCTATTAAAGTGTATAGTAGTGCAAATACAAGAGCTGAAACAGAAGCTACACATGTTGCTGATATACCATGTGATATGCAGGTTGAATTAAATCTAATAAGCTATCCAATTAAAGATATGATAACAAATAAACTTAGTTATACTAGACCAAAGTTTAATGTATATAACTATGGTATTGTTTATCCTTTTGATAATAGAGGTAGACTAAGGTTCCCTTATATATCTGGAAATCATTACAGAGATAGTGGTAATATATTTGGTAATAGTGTATGTTGGGGTGATGATGCAACAAATGTGAGTAATGCTATGGGTAGATATGACTTAACATCCTTGTTAATTCAAATACCTAACTGGGCTACTAGATATACTAATAATACTAATCCATATCACAATATTAAACAAGCATATCATGGTGAGCCAAAACTAATAAATGATGATTTTAGAGCTATATTTGGCACTAGTTCACCAGATGAGTGTTTTTATAGTCCATCAGGTGAAGATGATTACTGTGATACAGCAGAATGTGCACTTAGATCTAGATGTAGTAGGTATAAAGATGCATATCCTGAACCAGTATCACCAGAACAAGCTGAGCAATTAACGCTTCAATGGGCTACTAGAATGGGTGGTATTAATACATCAACAGGTAATATTCATGGTGGTGAACAAGAACCTGTTGAC